GCCGTCAGATGGTTTAAGCCAGATTTCATCAGCAATTTCGCGCCAAGTTTTTCCCGCTAGATAGCGTTTACTAGGTCGTATCAGCGCCAGTACCATAGCAAGTTTATCCATGGTGTCTGGAAAGTGCTGCTGCAATAGATCATAATGCCCGTTTACATGCATTAACCTACCCACAAAGTCACGATCTTTTAATAGATCCCACACAGGTTCTACTGCGAGCAGTTGATTTAGATGTTGTGGATTTTTAATTTGATTGTATACATGTACATTCAATATATCCAGTTTTATGTATCCCAGCTCTTCTGCTTTTTCATAATCTATGTTGCTTAACCCTGTTATGGGATTAGCTGGAATCGGATTCACATAGATGCCAGTATTGTGCTTTAATACCTGCCCCCCACGATCAATGCTTGCAGGCGTATGATCGATTAGTTTCAACAATCGATCTCTATCACCAACATCTATGTCAATATCAAACATTATCGGTTCTCGTCTATGTACCGTTGCTTCTCTGCTATTGTAGCAAACCTGTATTCCCAACGACTGGTAAAGAAACTGTCAGTGATGAACACCCTGCGTCTCATGACATCAATCATCCAATACCATTCACCACTTATTTTAACAGGCAACCAGGCCATTGTCAAATGCCAATTGGTGTCAGTGGGTGTGTAATCATATTTGCTACTACTTGGTGCTTTCATATTTTAACCTCAGAATATTTACTGTTAATTACCATAACGCAATAGGAACATCTCCATGTCAATTTCGCTTACAAATTGTAAAACCATACCAGATATTTTCCATCCATCACAGCAACTATCAAGAAACTCACTTATCTCTGCTTTATTTTCTGTCCACCATCCATAATCAAATAGGATAAGACTGAATGGTGCAATTTCAACACCAATACTTGTAGCAGGATTTTTTAGTATTAACAATCTTTCTTTTTTACGTTCTGCTATCATATCCCAGACTCAGTTAACACATACCTGCTGAGTTCGGTATCAGCAGGATAATCTTTCATACGTTTTTGCCAAAAATCAGGATCAATATAAGGCATTAACAATGCTAATTCTTCTTCATTTAAAGTTTCCAACCTAGCGATTGCGCTGCTACTACAGTAGATAGCCCAAGGACTAATACGTCCGTTTTGCACATGCTGCACAAGCCTACCACCACTTATTTTATTATAGTATTCGTTTAACGTATTGTTGGTTTCTTCAGCCCATTCTTGCATGGTAAGGATACTGCGTTCCAACGCATCAGCTGCTTGTTCAGTGCGCAATATGGTTTGCAGATATTCACTGTAAACACGGTCATGACACCAACGGTCTATCTTTACCTGTTTGCGCAATACGTATTCAACAAATTGATTCACATTAACCGCACTGATGCTCACACAGTGCCTGCCAAATTTTACGAAAGCATTATAATATTGACTGTTGCAAAAATCTTCATAGGTCTTTAGCTTGGCTGATCCTTGGCTAATTTCAAAGAAACGCAACCATGCAGTAAACCCAATAATAACACCCTTTTCATTCTGTTGTTGAGCACGGCGTTTTGGCTCGCATTGATGCACTTGCAAGGTGCTTTCTTTAACAAAGCCTCGATTGCAATGTCGGCATACATGTTCACCTTGTTTCACGTCAGCTGCTGCTTCGCGTATAATTTTCATTAATTCACTTTCGCTCACATCCACCTCAATGCATACATTACCGCATCTGCTTCATTTTCAAAATATATATGACTATGTGTGTTATACATTCTACCTTCAGTTTCATGCATCCTCCAATAAGAGAAGTCTGAAATTGTAGCTGCAGCCTGTAATTTTGTGGGAAATGGCATCTTGAACCAGTCTGCAATATTATCAGGCGGTAACTTTATCTGTTTATGTCTTTGCAACATCGTGCAATACTTTAGCCTGTTGCAGGGCATCTGTAACAGTGGGATTGGGATTTTTAAATACTGGCCCCCATGCCCTCCACCATTCTACCATTTCAGTCAATTCATGGGGTATCTGGATGTGGATTTCCTGGCCACCGTGTACATCCTGTGCATTACCCCAGCCCAAAGTTTTGCCATAGTTGTCCTTGACTTGAACATTCTTGATAGTCATTTTAGTGCCTCCTTGATATCTTTGTCGGGGTATCCGCGGTCTAACAACATTTGTTTAAGTTCTGCATCTGGTATTAGCTCTGATAACAATTCACATTCGTCTAGCTTTTGATTTGGATACATATCTTGCAACAACTGTGTGCGTTTGCTGGCTTTGCGTTGTCCTTTAAATGCTATCCATTCGTGTTTGGGAAAACTGCGTTCGCTGGAATAAACTGCTGAGCCTGGGCTAACAGTGCTTAACAACAGCCATTGCAATTTCGGATGCTTGCTGAGATTGAACATGTAAGGATTTACATTTTCATTCATTGCCAGCACATAGTACTTCTGTAACTCTTCTGTCATTGCTGGTGCTGACTGTATAGCAGAGCCCCAACGCATGATCAGGTAGGTGCTGAACTTCTTGCGTTCATCTTGGTTTAACTCGTCCCAGAACCCGCGATTCTTACGATTAAACTCTCGCATCTCGTTGTTGATATTAAGTTTTTCTGACATGTTGTTATTATACTAAAGTATCTTGGCAATGTCAATGCATTCGCTTGCACGACTGATTTCTTTTACAAAGTAAGCGCATACCGGTTTAGGTCCTTCTGTTAACGGCACACACAGCAGTTGACCATTCTTTATCTTGGGAAAATACCAACGCACATCTTGATACACATCTACTATGTCTATGGACATAAACTCAGCTCTAAAACTACTAAGTGGATTAAAAGTAAAAGCACTGAATCCACGATCATTTAGTTTAGTTAACGGCAGGGCTTCTAGATCGCCTATCTCAGCTTCACCAACAAGTATGCGCCAGTTGTATGGCATCATTATCTCATGCTTACCAATCTTTATAACCAACGCCGGATCGTTGAAACTTTCCAAAAATACCAATGGCAGGAAGAAGTAATCTGGATTAGCGGGGTTACTATTATCCAATACACAAAATCTTAAATCTTCCACTTGGTCAGGTAAATTATTGATTTCATAAATGTCATTTTCTACTGTTAGTATACGCAATTCGTTATCCTTTTATTTGTAATTTGCTTTTTCTTGCGTGAAGGGGTAGTTTGCTTCTTTATAAAATTGTTTACGTTTAGTGAGATGTCGTTTAGCAAACTTGCAATCTGCAGTTATATCCCAAATCTGCACAAAATCTTTATCCTCAGCCTTTCTAATGCCTCTACCGATACTTTGTATAACCCGTACAAAAGACTTGCCAGGTTCAATAAGAACAAGATTAAAAATACGGGGAATATTGATGCCAACAGCAGCAACACCATAGGTAGCAACGATAATTTTATTATCCACGTCAGCAATTTCGTCATAGTGCCCTTTCCTGTCTGCAGTTCCCATTTTTCCGCTCACAAACACACTGTCAGGAATACGACTTACAATACCTTCTCCAGCACTGATACGATCTACTAGCACAAGTGTGTTACCCTTATCAGCAATGCCCTGTATCATACCAGCAACATAATCCAACCTATCGCTATTGGACATGAGATATTGTAGCTCTTTTTGATAATTTTGAAAATCCGAATGCTCTTGTGTTTGTACTATGTTCACATGGCAATTACTAAGCACACCTTTATCTTGTAGCTCGCTAGCACTCAACTGATTAATAACGTCGCCCAAACTCACACGCAGGGCCACCTTTTCAAAGTCATCTTTGGGTACAGTACCAGTTAACCCCCAACGCAACGGCACGTGTGCCAGTGCATCAGTTAGCAAGCTCTTGAGTGCGTCTGCTTTAGCAGCATGCACTTCGTCTACGATAACACACACCACTTGGCCTATTAGTTCTACAAAACGCTCTCTAACAATGGGATCATCATTCTTATTCTTGTTGAGGATGTTCATGCTTTGCCAGGTGCAGATGGTGTGAGTGTGCCCGAGCTCTTTACGGTCTCCGTAGAACACACCCACATCCAACTGTAAATTGCGATAGTCGGTTTCGGTTTGTGTTACCAAACTCTTATTAGGCACAATCACTATGCTGCGCCCATATGCTTCCACGCTCTTGCTTAGTGCTGCTGTCATGATGGTCTTACCAGCACCAGTAGCTACTTCTTGTATGCCTTGCGGATTAGCTAAAAAGCTGTTGATGATTTCCACTTGATAATCACGCAACACGATTGGTTGCCCAGCTCGTTCATGTTTTTCTGGCCAGGCGATATGACTGAAACTGTCTTCTGTTATCTGATCAAATTGGAAATCTTGATTACCAATCCTGCGGTCTTCCAGCTCTATGTTATAGTTGCGCTCAGTAAGCCACTGTATCACATCAGGCAATAGGTTGATGTAGGTGCTACCCCCTAACTGGAAATATGCAACCTTGCCATCCCATCTACCAAGGCGCACTGCTGGTAAATGTCTTGCATACGGTACTTCGTATTTGAAACAAGCCACAAGTCTACGTCGAGCATCTACTTCTAGACCCTCTACCTTGCAATTGACTTCGTCTTGTAAGATGATTTTACAATTACTCATTACTATCTAATATAAACACTCTTAGGGTAGATTACAATATAAAAAACCCAGCCGTAGCTGGGTTTTGTATTATTCAGCTTGAATTTCACGCCGCTCGTGAAGTTTCAATATCATATAAGCTGCAATCTCTGTATTGGTTGCACAACGTTCAGTTTCTGTATCAGTGTCTACCAACTGGGCTGCGATGCTTCCCTCATCTACCATATAATCTACTAGGTCTTTAACACCGTACATGTGCCCTTTATATAAGCCAGTTTTAAATCCCAAACGATAATTAATCCAGGTGTTAAACATAAACAGCGCAAACAGGATAACCAAGGCTGTTTCATCAAGGGTAATAGACATCGATGCCTCATTTTTTTGTTGATATGATTATCTTTTGTATGGTCACAGTGCCACCAACTCCGTACTGCATTTGTACGAGGCGTTTGGCACTGGTTTGATCGTTAGCGTGGACAGTAACCGAAAATTTAATCGTGGGTTGGCCCGAATTCTGTACATATCCGGTTATGTCAAATTGTTTCATCTTTACCTCATCACTGTGATCTTAGCTACACGTTCCCAACGATGAGGTTGACTCTTGCGCAAATCTGCCAATTTAAGAGCAGTACGCAAGCTCATCTCACGCAGTTTATCAGCGTGTGTACTCATGAATTCCAGGATCTCAGCAGGCTCATTACCTTCAAATTTGTAATCGGTAAACAGCATGCCAGACTCTGCAATCTGACGGATACGCAGATATTTATCGCGTTCGCTGTGCAGCGTGAGGTCAATGTAATGGCAACGACTCTGCAGTGCATTAAGATGATCTTGCAATTTCTTGCTACGGATAGTTTCAAAACGCACGTTGGTAATAAAGATAACACCGCCCTTAAAATCAAACTTGTTGGGAATACCTTCGCGGTACAACAAGCGGCTGTCGGCGTTCCAGTGGATTGTACGCTTGCGGCTGCTGTCAAGTGCAGCTTTGAGGATATTAAGCGACAAATCGTCCATAAGCACAGTGTCACAATCATCAAACACAAGGACACAACCTTCGTCTTTGTATTCAAACAATTTAGCATAAAGACCCAGGGCAGTCATTGCGCCCTTGACCACCTGGTACTTGCTCTTGCCAGCAATTTCATCTAGCAAGTTTACTTCTTCCAGCTTGCGTTGGACGCCAAAGCTCTTGCCTACACCAGGCGGACCCACTACAATCATAGCACGAACATCGCCCTCTTTGACAGCTTGTGCCATTTCTTCAAGGATATCAAACCGTTCTGCAATGCGTTCCATCACTTGGACGTCGGTTTCTTGCTGTTGCACTTTAACCATTAACACCTCCGTTTGCTGCTTATAATTTAATATAACACATCTAACGGAGGTGTCAACTGTTATTTTCGGTAATTTGATTCAGGGTATGGCGTCCAATAGTGAGCTCCGCCCTCTTTTAAACTGCGGCTTATTTGATAATGTTTTGGTTCAGCAGAACCAACCCATGCTTCATAATCAAAACGCCATACTGGCGGATCTACCTGGTGCGTCTTAAATTGGGTTCTATTGGTTTGCATGCTTACTTCAGGGTGTTGAGGTACTGGCAAGCGGCGAATATAATCAGCATGTGACCACCAGAAGTTACCACTAAAATGCGGCCATGGTTCTAAATCCCAATTTGGACCCACGCAATCATAACCCGCTTCCAGTTTATCCACACAGTCCTGCCAGCGTTCTATAACACTCCATTGCAAAAACTTGCACCAATCCTCCACATTAGGTTGATCCGGTCGAGTAACACCCTTGAGATGGATATAGAGGATGTTGTAGTCATCTTCGGTTGACGCAGCATGCTCGTGCATTTGATTCAGTGTGGGATACTCCCAGTAACTAGCACTTGTATGCACTTTCAAGAAATTTAATTTTGTTTCTGGTTGGTTATTCATCCATTCTAGGAATGTCCAGGGTTGTCCATTACCACAAAGGAAAATGTTTTGGCTGGCATCGTACAATCCACTATTCTTAATTAAATCCCACTGTTGGTCTAATCTGTGTCTCCAGCAGGTAAGCTCGTTAATGTGCCAGTAAATCTTAATAGGTTTCATCGAAAATCTTTCAAATTTGGTGGAGAACCGGGGAATCGAACCCCGATATTCGCCGTGCAAAGGCGACGTTTTCCCATTAGACTAGTTCCCCATATTACTCTGCCATTCCGTTATATACGGAATAATTTCTTCTTTCCATTTACTATGCACCATTTCATGATGATTTGGGCATAAAGGTATTAAATTAGATGGATCGTTGTTTTGTTTGTTTTCATCTATATGATGAATAGCAACAATTTTATTGAATCCACACACAACACATT